TTTTTTTTTCAAGCAGAAGACGGCATACGAGATTGCCTCTTGTCTCGTGGGCTCGGAGGTGTATAAGAGACAGATTCTTTGATTAGCTTCCGCAAGCAATTGATTTGCTCTTGCATTTTTTTCAACAGACAAAGGAATAACCATTTCTGGCTTATTTCCTTCGCCTATTTCATAGAAACCATGAGCATTTATGATTCCACCATTTTCATAACCATGTCCATTCCCAAGGAATGACAAACTTGGGCCATATTTTTTTTTAGCATAATTAAGAGCAGCTAATAAGTTATCGTAACCATTAAAAATATCACCGTGACCAGGGAATTTATTGGCGTTGAAAGTTGAGGATATTGTTTGCATCAACCCTTTAGCAAGGTCACCAGTGATGTTGTTAATATCCCCGATGTTTCCTTGTACTGCTTTTTCATTACCGCTTGACTCAGAAGCGATTTGGCGAAGCACACGGTCAATCATGTCTTGGCTAGTACTCAAGCCGTTAGCTGCAAGCGCCTGTTTAACTTGTCCAGCCCAACGTTGAACACCGGAACCAGATGGCGAACCTTGAGAACCGCCACCGTCATCTTCGTGTTTTTTCTTTAATGAACCAAGTAACTTCTTGATTGGGTCAACGATTGCATTGACAAATCCATTACCAAGAGCTGGTGCTATAGAAGTAACTAAAGGAGAACCACTAATACCTGATATAGCATTAGTCATGAAGTGAGTTAAAGTCTTAATAGGGTGCTTAATCATTTCTGTTAAGCCATCCCATTTATCTTTAACCCACGAACCAATAGAACTCAACCAATCTGGAGTACCATTTTCAAAGTGAGGGATAGCGTGAGCGGGTACAACTGTTTCACCACCTTGGAAGTTTACAAGCCTGTTCCGACCTTCCAGTACATGCATTTGACCTGAATTGTCTATAACAGCTTCTTGGTAATGTTCGCCTGGTGCATCGTTAATTAATGCGACTCCTTTAGGTGCGCCTTTAGTACCGTTCGCCAGTTTAGGTATTTTACTAATTGCATTTTTAGAACCACCGAATGTATGAATAACACCATTAATTCCGCCGATACCATTGTTTATGACACCTATAACTGAATTGATACCATCTTTTCCGAATTGGATTAAACCATCCCACATACCTTTCCAAAAATCACTGACTTTAGTTTTAATTGTGTTGAATGTATCCCAAATCTTAGTACCGAAACCTTCGATACCTTTTTTGATAGAATCAACCTTTTTACCAAAGATAGACTCAACAAAACCCCATAAAGCATTCCATATCTTCTGAATATCCTTGCCGAGATTTCCCCATTTACCTGTAAAGAAATCAGTAAAAAGTTTTAAAACTGACTTAAAAATGTCAATATATTTATTAAATACATTACCAATCCAAGACCATGCACCATTCCATGCGTTTTTTATTCCATTTAAAAGCGAATTGAACACTTTAGAGAATGACTTACCGAAGTTGTTGAAACCTTTAGAAACACCGTCCCATGTTTTCTTGAACCATTTAACAACACTACCAGCCCATTTTGAGACTGCTTTAGCTATACCATTGATGAATTTACGGAATTTCTTATTGTGTTTATAAAGTTCTACAAATGCGGCGACTACGGCGACAATGCCTGTGATAATAAGAATAAATGGATTAGTTTTTAAAAAGTTAAAAGCGAGTTTCATTCCTTTTCCTGCACCGACAGCAGCTTTACCTAGACCAGTTAATGCTTTGGTTCCCTTTTCGGCGTCTTTAATTACGAATAATTTTTTTAATGCTTCATATTTTTCAACTCCTTTAAGTACTCCCAAAGTCCCTTTAAGCGCAACATTAAGCCCTATAATTGCAAGAGCAATTTTCTTAACGTCTTTCGGATGTTTTGATGCCCAAGTCCCAAACTTCTCAAGCCAAGGTATAACTGTTTTTAGAGTGTCGCCGATTAACTTAAATGCAGCACTACCTAATTCTTTTACCATACCAAAAAAGTTTTTGATATCATTGGCGTGTTTAGAAATAAAGTTCCCTAATTTCTCGATTTCATTAGCTAGTCCATTCGCAAAGTCTGCTAATGGATTTTTTGTTCCTTTAAAAACGGAGCTAAAAGCTGTAGAAATAGTTGTGACAGCTTTATTTGCACTATCTCCGATATGAGTAAACGCCTTTTCCGTTTCCTCTCCATCAAGAGATTTAGATATGTTTTTTAAGAAATTATTATTTGTTTTAAAGAAACCTTCTGTGATTTTTCCAGATAAACTTTGGTATTTTTCTTTCAAGTGACCAGAAAATCCGTCAAATGAAGTGAGGTAGTTTTCAAGCCCTTTAGGTTTAGCGGCACTCATGTTTTCAATTGTCTTTGATAAATCAGACATTGAAATTTTACCGTTGTTTGCTAATTCGTTGAGTTTATCGCGAGAGACACCCATTGTCGTGGCTAATGTTTTAGCGAACCCAGGTAGCGTTTTTTCCATTTTGGTAATTGAACCAGAAGTAATTTCACCACTTGCATTCATTTGAGTAAACTTAGTGATAATATTTTGCATTGCATCATCAGATTTACCAGTTGCACGACCTAAATTAACAAAAGCGTCAGATAATTTTTTAGCCCCATCAGCCGAACCTGTTAATCCATAAGTTTTTTTAGTTAAAAGACTTAATGTATCAATGGAATATCCTGATTCTTCTCGCAAATTTTTGATATTATCAACTAAAGAATCATTCAGTTTTTGATTACCATTTGTAAAATTATTCAAAGAAACCGATAAATTCTGCATTTCTTTGTTATACTCTACGCCAGCTTCTAACGCACCAGTAAATTTGCTCTTAATATCACCAATCGCACCGATTACACCGGTAGCTAAGATGTTCCCTAAAAAGACATCTTTAAAATGGCTATGTGTACGGTCTAATAAACCATTAAGACTTCTAAGCTGACTCTTTACTTTACCTATACCTTCTGTACGAGGTTTTATTTCAGTGCCGTTGAGCCTTTTTATATCTCGAGTAGCTTCTGAAACCTTTGTGGACATTTGCGCCACACGAACTTCTTGAAGTCTATAAGCCTTAGAGTTCTTATCGCCTGATTCCCCTAGTTTTTCCAATTCGGTTTTTTGAATCTTTAAAATTTGAGAATATTTTTCTTGAGCTGACTTTAATCCATCAATTTTGGCTTTATTGGCTTCTTCAGTTTTTCCTTCCGCTTCGAGTTGCTTTACCCGTTCTTCCGTAAGCTTGTTAGAATGTTGAACTTCCTCGTTAAGTTTTGCAAGTCCTGATTTTTGGTACTCATAAGCTTGTTTTGCTTTATCTTGTTGACCGTTTAGGGCGGTTAACTTAACTTCTGCTTGAGTAATTTGTGAAGCATATTTTTGATAAGCTTTCTCTCCAGCAGAAGTAGAACGGTTAACTTCTGATTGCTCTTGTTTTAGCCGCTCAAGCACTGATTTTTGTTTACTTAAAGAATCAGACAAACCCTCATACTTAGCTTTAGAAGCACCTAGAGTATCTCCTGACAGCTTCATTTGAGATTCCATCTGTTTCCAAGCATTGGTGCTATCTTTAACTGAATTTTTAAGGCTTTCAATACTGGTTACTGCATTAGTAGTATTAACTCCGATATTAGTGGCCAAAGTCCCAGCTACTTTTTCTTTTGCCATATATTCCTCCTTTCTTTTTAAATTAACGAATTCCATTGAGCTGCTAAATCCTCAGCTGACATCATTTTGTTATCAGGATTTGCGCTCATGACATCAAGCAATTCCTCATATTCCTGTTCTCCAATTGTGCTTAAATCCCAATGAAGATTTTGAATCACATCTTTTTCGAATAGCTGTAATTCTAACAAGTGATTATGATTGCTGATTATTCGCTCTCTTGGGCTAAACCCACTTCGCCATTTTCTTTGGCTTTTTTGATATCCGAGTCAGAAGCGCCTTGCAATTTTGCAACAATATAAGAAACAACTTCCATCAACTCTTCCATTTCAAGTTCTTCAAGTTCTTCTTTTTCTTTTTTGCTGAGTTTAGCGATATCAGAGACAAATTCGATAATTGAATCAAGATAATCTAAGACTAGTTCATCGTTTCCTTCACTAATTTTTTCTTCTGCTTCGGCCATGTTTTTGGCAAATTTATAACTCTTCTTGAGATTTTTAATTGAAGCTTTGACTTCAACGGTTTTTTTAAGTTTTTTGATTTTAATTTCCATGTTTTTCTCCAATATTTTATAAATAAAAAAGCGGGATGTAATCATCCCGCACTGTTTAATTAAACTCCGAGTCCACTAGCAGCATATCCTCCCATAACTTCTTTTAGCATTGCCGTTTTATCGAATCCAGAATCTGCAGAATTGAAAGTTTTCATTCCTTGATTATTCCATGCCTCAAAAGCCAGTGATTGATAAGTCAATGCATCTTCAACTCGGTTTTGCGCTGCATTGTCAGTTTGAATGTTCAATGCAGTTTCAGTCATATGGCCATTACCGAATGCGTAAAAAATTGAATGTGAACGATCAATTAACTCTGACTCAATAATCAAAGCAACTTGTGGCAAATCTTGTGATTGAACGTATCCGCCTTTTTTGTCGCTTACTTCTCCTTTAATTTTAGCTTTAATATCAAAAGGAAGATTGTTCCAAACTGCAGCGACTTGCGGAAATGATTTTGAACTCACTACATCAACAAGACCGTTGTCTCCAAATTTTTGAGTACCAGCAGCTGCAATATTAGTGATATTTGCAGAAGCTGTACCTAAATCTTTCGGATTTGACATATAAAGTCCATCTGTTGTTAGCCCTTCAGGACCTGCAATAATTTTGCCTGTTTTTTTATCAATTAATCCAAGATAAGTTTTTTTTAAACCTACAATTGTCATTTTATTCTCCTTTTAATTCATTAATTTCCACAATTTTTTCAACTGTGATATTTTTTTTAGTTTGTTGTTTTGTTGTATTGGTACTAACGTCTAGGTAATGTGGTTCACTTGAAATTGTTAACCACCCGCTATCTTTTAGTTTCTCCATCAATTCTATTTCTGCAAGAAGCATACTTTCAGAGAGATTAAATCCGTAGAAAATTTGGATAGTAACTGCCAGAACAACGCTATTAAAGGTTCCGTCCCCATAGTTAGTAATATCTGATTTAAACTCTGTCAGTAAAACTTGAGTATTGTCTAAATCATTAACATGTTCTTTGGGAATAAAATTTTCAAATACTAACCAAGAGGGGCGGAAAGCACCTACTATTTGCGAAACTTCTTGTGTTGGTCTCATTCTGCCCCTTTCTTTTTGAGTATTTCTGAAAAAACTTCTGCTTCCGCTGAAAACATGGCAACTTGAGCTTCCATGCTGTCACGATAAGTAGAAACAAAAGGGTCAGATGTAATTGCAACTTGACCCCCTTTTCTATATTTCGTTCCTTTTTTGGAATACATCGGAAAACGTGTGCCGTTTTCAATCAGATGACCTACCCTTGATTTGGTGTAATCCCAACCAACGGTAGAATTTCCGTCTTTAATACCATCAATATTAGTGTTCTGAACCAAAATACTATCGGCTAGATGTGGGTTTTCCCCAGTTTTACGAATACGATAATGCTTATCTTTAGTGACTTTTTCAAGTCCTATAGCGAATGCATTTGCACCAGCCTTGGTTATTTTTGCTTTATCTTCAACCGTTAGAGATGTACTGACAGATTCTGCTTGAAAAATTATCCCATTCATAATGTCTTCAAATAGTTGCTTTTCTTCCATCATGAACTCCTTTTGAGCGTCAAATAATCATACCTGATGATATTACTTGTTTCATCAGGCGAATAATTGACGATATCATATTGGACATTATCAATCACAGCAGCCTTTAATTTTTCTGCTGATGAATTGTGTCGTATGATAATCGTACGTGAGTTTTCAAGAGCAGTTCCTTGGAGTTGGTATGATTGACTCAACGTTCTTGTTTTAGATGCAAACCAAACATTTATTTTCGGAACAAAACTGTCATAACCAGCTCCTGTATATTCATTAGTTAAAGTTTTAACATCTCCTAGTTGAACTTTTTTGTTAAAGTCAGCTAGATTAAGTTGTGCCATTCAGCACCTCCCACATTCTAGCTCTTATTTGATTAATCATAATCTGAATACCAATACCATAGCCTTCTGACAAATCTCTACTGAAATATAGACGGGTTGCAAGAGCTGAAACAGCTCTATTATACTGGTCGGGTAAATTATCCATGATTTGCTCATCAGTAACTGAATCAGAAATAGAACCACGAATTAAGGCACTTGCATCATGAATAAGTCTATTCATAGTTGCAATTTCATCATAGTTTGAATCAATATGATTTTCATCAAGTAATTCTTGTGCTGTAATTAGTGCCATAATTCACTCCTTATACTGCTGTAGATTGAACAACTGTTACTGCTTTTAGCTTACCTGTCAAGTTAACAATTAAGTCTTTACTAGCTTGTACAACGTTTTGACGCAAGAAGATGCCTAATTGTTTATACCAGATATCATAAGTATCTTGGAATTGACCAGTAATTTCAGTAAGTTTAAAGTTGATTACTGCTTTTTTGAGCGGAGCAACAACGATATTTACATCCCCTGCACTAGCACTAGGGAACAATTTATCATCAACGATAACAACTGTTTTCCCAAGCAAAGTATAACCAGTTGCTGCGGTAACGTTTGGTTGCAACAAAGGACGACCCATTGCATCAGTAGCCATATCAAAGAGGTTATAGGCAGATTGTGACATAACAATCGAAGCAGCTGCAGAATCTTGAGGTTTTAAAGTAACGTTCAGAACTTTCTTAAGATCTCCAAGTAAGTAAGTAGAGGTAGTTTTTTTAATTCCATCAGTCAAAGCTGTAATGATAAGAGAATCATCAGTATTATCACGAAGCTCAATCAATCGTGATTGAAGTTCAGCTTGCCAATCATAAGACGAATCAGAAATCAATTCTTGAGAGAATACATAGCCTCCTGGATATGTTTTCAAGTCCCAAAGAATAGGTGTAATAACTGGAGTTGCATTTTTAGTTGTTTGACCATACTCTGTGTGAGCAGTCAATAGGTCAGTAGAGTTATTAAAAATTGGAAGCTTACCAGTTGTTGTAGTTACTGATTCGGTTCGAACCAATGAGCCAAGCCGTGGGAATTGATGCACTTCTTTTTCTGGAGTGAGAATTGTTTCAGGAATAATTACTTTCCCATCTTTCAAAGCAATACCTGTAACATCACGAACTTCACCAGTTTTTAAATAATCAGCAAAAGCAGTCACTTTTTTATCTGCGATTTCGCCACCAACTTTTAATTTCATATCTTGCAATCCTCCTGCATCTCTTTTTTCTTCATCTTTGACAGTTTTTTTATCTTTTTCTGCTTCTGATTTTGTTTCAGTTTTAAGTTTTTCTGGATCATCTTCTTCGTTATCTGCTGAATTTTCTTCTAATTCAGGAGCAACCAAATCAGAATCATCTCTTTTTTCTTCAACTTTTAATGCTGAAGCTTGCTCCAAAACTTCAATATTAGAGCGAATTTCTTTGATTTCATCTTCTTTTTCTTTGATTTCTGTCATTCCAGCTTTGACTTCATCAATTGTTTTGTCTTCTGACTCAGTAAAGCTTCGAATTTCAGCTTTTTTGGTATTAAGTTCAGCAGTTTTAGTCGCTAAATCTTTTTTTAATTTTTCAATTTTCATTGAGTCCTCCTAGGTAGATTTTTACCTTTTCTTTATATTTTCTCGTTCGTTCCGACAAAAAAGCGTCCATTGAACGAGTAACTTGGACGCTTGTATCATCATAAGCTGGTCTGCTTACAACACTTATTTCACTCAACGTTTGAAGTTGATTAATAATTCTTATTGGACTATCTGCTCCTTGTTGCCAAGAATCACCACCGTCCGCAACAGAGAATCCAAAACTCATACCTTTAAGGTTCCCAGCCTTAATATTGTTATAAACGTCATGGCCAACTGTTGTATCTGGCATATCCAAAACAAAATGCAAGCCGACTTTATCAATGCTTAACTTTAAAGTTCCTGCATCAACTCTGCCTAGCACATTGGCGTAATCATGGTTATATAAAGCTAATACATCGCTTAAATCGACATTATCAAGTGCTATCGGAGCGATATATTCAATAAATGGAGCCATTGCAGTGCTAGGAGTATTGAATTTAATAGCATAACCTGCAATTTGTCCAATAAAACCAGTATTTGTAGGGCTCCTCGTCTCTAACTCTGTTGAATCAAAATAACGATATTCGATGTTTTCCACTAAATAATCCCCTTGCTTTCTAATAAAGTCTTTGCTTCTGTTGGCTCAATAATCCCTTCTTTTACCCAGTTCAATATATCTGCTTTAAACACAGAATTTGAATAGTCGGTAATGGGAGACATATCAACGCCAATCGATGAATCGCATTTGATTCTCAGTTCTGAAATTAAAGGCTCAATGAATCGGTTTAAAGCATTAACATAAAGGTCCTTAATTTGGTCAAGACTCGACTGTTGGTCTCCCGTTCCGTTTAAATAACTGTCAGATACTCCGAAAGCTTTGGCAATTTGAGTTCTTCCCCAATTCATTGAATTAAGGTAATTAGCAACATCGGCATTTATGGATACTGTAGAAAAATCAGCTGATTGATCTAGAACCATGACACGTCCTGAATTATTTCCTCCATTTGCTTTTTCGAACTCTTTTCTTATAGAGTCTTTAGCTTCTGAAGATAAGGTGCCTTGCGGAACTTTGACAACACTTGTAGGATTAAGCGCTCCTTTTAAAGTTGATAGAGAAAGTCTATTTGCTTCTTTCTGTTGCCCTATTTCGCTTGTAAGAGATTCTAGTGGAGAATGGCCAACCAAGTTATGGAGCGTATCGACACCATAAGCCATGATTTTTACATGTATCATTTCACTAGCGTTATATTTAGCACTTGGATAATCATCAAATTGATTAACTTCGTAAGTCAATGTATCATCGGTCAAATCTATTGTTATAGCGTTACTAGGAATTAACCTCAACTCTTTCATCAAGCTATTATCGCCTTTTAAAATGGCTAGAAATACATTCCCGTTAAGCAAAAGATTTAATATAGCTGTTTGCCAGAAACTAAAAGCATTTGTTAAGTGGCTTGGATTGTTTAGAACACTTGTGAACACTTGATTACCAATAAATCTGGTACCTGCGATATCCGAGCTAATTAAACTAGTCACTGCATATAAATCGCTATTTTTTAGTGCTTCTGTTGCATCGACAAGCGAATTAGGAACAATCGAACCATTTTGAACCATAAAAGGGTAATAATTATTAGGCGTAATTGAGCTTCTGCGTTCAAAAGGGTTTAAAATACTCATGTATGTCCTCCTTTATTTGAATACATATAAGCTAGGGCAAATAACAATACCCCTGAAACAATTAGTCCTAACGGAACATTAATAATGAATACACCAACCGATACAAATAAAAAACCAACGAAAACAAGTAGCGCTGGTAAGTATGTAATTAAATTTTTCATTTTCCTCCTTAAAAACTAAATCCATTAATAAAGTAGTCGCTGATTTCTTCGTCATTCATATTTCCGAAAGGCGAATTTGTTTTCTTTTCTTCTACATTTGTAAAATCATTAAAATAAAACTGTCCTTCATAAAGTGCATTGACAATAGCATCAGCAGCATCTATTTTTTGAGAATTGACATTTTTATCAAGCTTAATCCCATTATTATCAGAAACAGTAACTGCATTGACTAGGCCTTGAATTAACGCTTGGTCATCAAGCATTGTAATATTATGCTTAATAAACGAAGACTGTAAGAATTTAGTAGGCTCATTAAGCGACTTTATCCCTTGTCTTACTGGAATCAGAAGATATTCTTCTTTGACTTCATCCAGTCGTCTAATGAAATTTCCCGTTCCCCACTGGTCATACAAAATAGCTTTTACTCTTAACTCGTTTTTTTCTATGAAATTAAGCATCCAATTAAAAACTTCATCTTCATCAATCAGTCCAAAACGGTCTCTAGTTATAGTTGCGAACCCTTTTTCTTGAACCGCACGATAATCAATGTTATCTCTTTGTTCCTTGGCTTCAATAGAACCAGCTTTCGCAATAGGTATCCAGCTGTGTTGATACAAATGAAATTTACTTCCACTATGAGGAAACACAAAAGCTAATGAGGTATCATCATTTGTTTGAGAGTAGTCAAAACCAATAAAGACATCACGGCCGAAGTAATCAAACTCATCTACAATGGCGTCTTGAACCAAATCTAATGGCAAATAAGCGTTCTTTTTTGCGTTCTGCCATAAGTTCATATTCTTAACGTAAAAATCACGTATGCGCCCTTGAGAGTTTAATGAATCACGTTCGGTAATCATCCCCTCTGTAAGGTTCTTGCGCATAGACTCTATTTCCATTAATGGATTTGACTTAGGCCATGTTTCAATTAGATAAGCTTCATCTTCGCTATCTTGTTCCCATATAAGAACTAAATCTTTTTCAGAACTACTCCAATCTCCAGATTCAAGCATTTTAGAATACCGCTTATAATCTTCAAACATCGGAACAGTCGGGTCAACTCCAGCTGTTGAAATAAAAAACATCTGAGCTAATGGATTATTAACCATACCAGATGTCATTGAGCTAATAAAATCACGTTGTTTTTGACCAAATAAATGATATTCATCAACGATACCAGTAGTATAATGGTCAGAATCCGCTGGACTTCCTTGAGCAGAAAGTTTTTTCATTACCGCAGACTGCTTTTTTATCTCCATAACTTGAGAATTATCATTGATATCTAAAGCTTTAGCAAGCTTTTTAAACACACCATCTTTCAATTGAATCCAATTGAACCTCATATAATTAAATAAGTTATGTGTGTGAGCAATATCTATTGAACTTACTGCAAGCTGTCTATTGATTTTAGGAGAGCCGAATAAGAAATTATAAAGCGCATAAGTTGCAAGTACTTGAGTCTTACCGTTTGTCCGAGCCATTGAAATAAAGATTGTTTTAAATCTCATTCCTTTTGTCTCTGGATTACGCCACCCTTGAACAGAAGCTAGAATAAACTTTTGATAAGGTGATGCTTCAAATGGTTCGCCACTCGTTACATCTTTCAGGAGTGTTGAAAATTCTACAATTTTCTTAGCTTGTTCTGAATCATAGATATAAATGAATGCATCATCTTTATCAATTCTTCTTAAATCATCAATGTGGCGTTTACAGGCTTGTTTTATTTTTTCCCCTGAGATTATAGTGCCGTCAAGCACACCAATTGCATAAGATAAAGCTGGGTCATCTGGATAACGTTCTGTTAAATCTTTATAGTTATCCATTAACCACCACCGAACTTAGAAGTCCAATCAATTTCTTCTTCATCTTCCTGCATATTCAATCCCATTAACTCTGAACGAGATTTTGGAGATAAGCCTAATTCAGAACCAATCTTTGTAAGATTTTTTATTGCATCAGAGTAAATTTGAGTCATTGGATTACGTTTAAATCCTTGGAACTGTCTATCAATAATTTCACCAGTCATATCTTGAACTGGTTTATAAATTTCTTGAACCTCACCATGTTTTTTAAGATGTTCGTATGAATTTCTATAAATTTCATACTGAGTGCAATACATTTCAACCAATGTTTGGTCAATTCGTTCTACAGGCTTTTGTGTTTCTAAAAAAAGGACAACTCTACGCCAAATTTGTTTTGCAGTACGTCCAAGATGGTCTGGTGGCTGATAGATCAAACGACCGTCATTAATATCTTTAAAACTTTTTTTAGCCAAAAAATTCTCCTTTCTTATTTGTCTTGACCCCCCCTATGCAAAAATTTTAAAAAATCACTTTTTTACTCAGGAAGCCACCATTGGTATACGGTATTCCTAAAAGCGATGACGGGGGGCTATTTTTTATTTTTTAGAACTTTTTTCCACCAATCTCGCCCAACATTTTTTAATTGCTGGTCGGATAACTTATTTTCTATTGCAGTTTTTTTATTGTGCTGCGATTTAGTTAGAAGCCATAGATTGTCAGTATTATATTGTTCCATTCCCGAAAGCAATCGTCTTGGTATGATGTGGTCAGCTATCAGGTCGCCCTTGTCCCATACCTTACCTTCAATCGCATCAACATAACCATCTCTTGCCTTGACGTACTCAGATACTTTAGACCAACGTTTGTCTTGATAGAATCCATTGTGTAATTCCTTTCGCCTTGTCTGGTCATACTCTCTGTTCTGTTCAGCTTGGTTACGTTGTCCTCTTAAAGTTAGAGATGCCTTAGCTTTACTCTCTGCCCGTTGATTGATGTAATTGCCTAGGCGTTCATCGTAATGCTTCTGGCAGTAATTATGTTTAAGGGGTATCAATTCACGACACCCTACATTTGCACAGCGGTGTAACCTCATAGGGCATCTCCTTTCCAACAATAAAAGGCTGCCCATTGGACAACCTGTAATAAAATATAATAGCAAGTCAGGGAGTCGAACCCTAACAAGCTTATGAAGCAAATTCAAACCGATACTTATGATATTTTGTGCTTTTGCCTTTTACTTCATAATACAAGTATATCAGCAAAAACAAGGAGCAACACTCCAATTTCGTGCCTTTTTCGTGTCGTTTTTATCCCAATTTGACCCATGCTTTCAAATGAAATAGCCAATATGAGGGTTTATATCTTTTCTGAATCGATAGTAAATAAACTTCGCTTTCTTTTCTGAAATCTCAATCCCTTCATTATCAAGTTCCATCATTACTCTGTACCATGTAAAACCACCGTAACCACAGTGTTTTAGCTTGATTATTTCTTTTTCCTCCTTAATTAAAGGTTCGTACCACAAGCTGAATTGGTACATCAGGTCTTTGAGTTTAATATATTCTTCGTCATTTTCAAGTGCTTCTTTATTTAAGACGTGACTTTCAGGTTCCGAACCACCAGAATATGCTGTACGAATGCCCAAGTTATCTACTTTTTGCTTATAAAGATATCTGCTTTCAATTGATTTTATTCTGGCTTCAAGTCTGCCATTAACGTAATCTCCAATAATTCTATCTAACTTATCTGCCATTCATCAAATTCTCCTTTTGTGGTATAATTAAGTTAGAAAACTTCTTGCCGAAGCCCATTGCAGTGGGCTTTTTTTGTTTAATAGTGTATAATATACATTGGTCAAAAATATTACACAAACTAAGTTGATAATTAGTTGCTCCATACTACTGACCAAGTGTGGAGTTTTTTTGCTGTTTATTTTCCTATCTTTCTTAGAAATTTATATACTAAATAAGCCCAGTAAGCTATCAGGCTCATCAGTCCAATGAATATAACTACAATTACTGACCATATTGAAAGATAAGTCAGTAATGTAATTAAAAAGTTCGCTATGGAAATACCCATCATTTTTCTCCAACAATTTTCACAGGAACAACTGATTCAGGTAACCACGTCACTTCATATTTATAACTGTTTACGTTCGCTCCTGATAAGTCCTCAACGGTATACATGTTGTTATTTGTTAAATTAATAATATCTTTTTTGTACTGACTTTTACCTACCTTTGCTAGAATTACTAGTTTCTTACTGTCCTCAGTATTAACAGAGATAAGCCCTTTAGCAACAAATTCGATTTTATCTGTGCGAGTATTGATAATAACCACTCTGCGTTCAACTTTAAAATTATCTGCATCATTGCTTACGTTTTGGCTCACTTTATCAGCTTGTGAACAGGCTGATAGTCCGATAAGCGCTGAAGCACCTAAAACAGTGGAAATTGCTATATTTTTGATTTTCTTCATTTTATTCAACCTCGATTCCAAGTTTTGCGACCAACTCACTGGCTATAGTTGTATTTCCCTCAATGTTATCTTTAAGTAAACTAATAAGAGTACCAACGGGAATATTAAAATTCGATTCAAAGAAACTAAATCTGTCTGTTAATTCGGCGCCAAATTTATCAGTTTTTTTAATTTCCCCTGATTGCAATTTGTCTTCTAATAGTTCCACTAATTCTGTTTGTCTTTTAATTGCATGGATTACATTTTTTAAACGGCATGTTTTTTGTTCAATTGTCTCAATATTTCTTCTGATTTTAGTTTCTGATAACATATTAATCTCCTTTTTCTCTGCTCTTTTTATCATCGGAGCGTTAGTCCGTTTAGGCCTTTCATACGTAGATACTTTATCCATTTTCTCCTCCAGTTGAGTTTAGCGAGTTCCTAGCTCAGTATATGTTATAATGTAGGCGGATAAATATTTACCAAGCCCATTTCCATGCCCATAACGTATGCGAGACTTACATCAAAAATTTCAGCTAACGCCTCCCAGATATCTTCATTTCGTGGAGATCGCTTTCCTTGTTCATAATAAGACAACTGACTGTCACTAAATGATAGTCCTTTTTCTTTTAATTTCTCTGATAACCCCTTTAGTGTTATTTTTTGAGCTTTTCTAAGCTCTTTTATTCTGTTTTTTCTCACTCACAGCCTCCTTAATATAGATGTGATATAATATAACTGACCGAAAATAAAATGAAAAAGTATTATTTTTTACATGCGAAGCTCGAATTTGGTCAACTTGGGCTTTTTTGTTTATTTAATATCAATTCCAAGTTCTTTAGCCAACTCATGGATAAGAGCCGTATTATCTTCGATATTTTGCTCCAACAAAGGGATGAGCGTTCCAACATTAATCTTAACGGAACATTTTAAAACTCCTCCCAAGTTTAATTCAAGTTTTGTATCCCTAGGCATATGATTATTTTTGATATCATCTAAAACAATCTTTTGATCTCTAACATCATGAATCATGTCTTTCAGTCTATCAATTTTAGTTTGTGCTTTAGCGATTTGTTCTGAAAAATCAACAGTAATTTCTTGTGACATTTTTTCTCCTCCAGTTGAGTTTAGCGAGTTCCTAGCTCAGTATGATATAATTTGTTAGACCATAAAAATATAAACGTTAGAATTCACAATTTCGCTCAAGCTTGGTCAGCTTGGGCTTTTTATTATCTCCTTTATTCAAGTCATATTCCTTGTGCTAGACTAATAAAAGTTTTAAAATAATAGAATATAACTATTTGAAGGAGGATTTAATCATGAGTTATGTTGTAAATAAAACTGGCGACTTTAGCGGTTATCATGAAGTACACAAAGGTGCTTGCCCCAATCGTCCGATAGTCACTGATTCGTATCTTATTAATAAACAATTTGAAAATGACCTTGATGCCATGGAATATGTTAAAGAAATATATCCATCACTCCAGGTTAGACCTTGTTTATCTTGCATGGACACATCCTCACGTTAATTTTTGTTAATCCCCCGAAGCCCTTATCTATGATTTGGGCTTTTTTTTGCATTCATTCCACAACCTCCTCGATATAAGCGACTTTGAAAGCTACGTTGATATCAGTGTACCAACCTGCGTTGCTTTCGATATATTCAATAACATCAGCTAAACTATTGGCTTCAACAAACTGTTGTCTTGAATGAAGTTGTCCATCTTCTTTCAAAAACGAGTTACTTATTAATCTAAATTTTTTCATCTCCACCTCAATCCATATTTTGATATGCTGCGATTAAAGAAATAACAATAGTTAAAATCCATTCGCTAGTTGTTGCATTTTTAAAAAACATACTAATCATATTAGAAGTAGTCATGAAAACAACTAAGAATATAATAAATTTTGTCAAGTAATCTCTTATTTTTTTTATGCACTTTCCACCTCAATCCATATGTTTATCAAGCCATTTTTCAGGGAACACGTTCTCCGACTCATCAAGGTCTGAGCGGTTTAAGCGTTTATCTCTGATATAGCAACGCCGACAAAATCGTTCCTCGTGAGTGCTAAATAAATTAGCTCTCCATTTCGACCACTTATGCCCGGACAGCTTACACATTAGTTTCATTTTCTATTCCTCCACCATTTTTTAATATCATTTTTGAAAATGAATATGATAAAAGCCATGATAATAAGTCCCCAAATTGGAATAGCAATCATTGCTGCTTTTATGATTTGTATTAATAATTCTTGCAATTCATTATTCATTCAAATCCCCTCGCCACCAGTTATTGACCAGCGATATTAGTTTGTCGGTCATAACTTAACTGCTATCTTCCTATTACCTTTATCGCGCCTTGAATTAACCGGTCTTGACCACCATTTAATAGTCGTAGGTTTAACATTTAGTAATTTAGCAAGTTCGTCAGCTGTTCCTTCTGCTATAAATTTTTCGCCTTTATATATTGCGTATTCAATCATCCCTCCCCCACTTTCACTAAATCAACTCCGAGGGCTTTGCCTGCGAGGTATAAAGCAATGATATTTTTATTTTTAAAGTAGTAATCATCGAAAGCTCTCGAACCGTAAGGTCCAGTTTGATCTAGCACATAACCAATATCTGTTGCATCAACGCCAGCAAAAACACTGTCCAACTCATCCGCAATGCTTTTCGGAATCGTGAGAATTTTCCTCATATCACGATATCTGTTTGCATCTTGCTTTATCATTTCTTCTTCAACGATTTCAGAAATTCTTTTATTGTCCATCACAACTCCCCAGTGCTACCAAAACCGCCTGTTCGCTTTCCGTTTGCGTTGTCATCGTCTGTTGTAAGGTATTTGACAAATACCCCTTGCATTATTCTTTGACCTTTAGAAATGGTTACAGGCTCTTTTGAGATGTTCATAAATAAGCCTTTAAATTCTTGCGGATAGTAATCTGAATCGATAATTCCTACTGAATTAATCAATGCAATGCCACGCTTAACTGGATTACTTGAACGGTCGTATAATTTCAATACTTCATCATCTCCAAGTTGAACAGCTAGCCCTGTGCTTACCATTTTAATTTCATCAGGTTGAATCGTAACTGTTTCACTTGCGGAAATGTCATATCCTGCGCTATGTTCTGTCGCTCGTTCTGGAATAGTCGCATTTCCATCTAGTTTTTTAAATTGTCTTTTCATTCTCCGTCCTCCACAGGCACAAGCTCAATAAAAGGATTTTTCCATTCATAGGCTTGCAATTCATCAGACCAAATCCAATCTTCAGCAATTACTGTTGGAGCAGTAAATGATTTTTGATTTAATGTTTTATAAAACATCCCATTTTTAATTTCAGCAATCTCTTTTTTAGTGAATTGATTCTGTGAATTTGGAACATCAAACACATAATCATCTTCCATAAACATAAACTCGCCATTTGGCATTTTTGTTAATTTGAAATATCTTGCAAGTTTTTCAAGAATGTAATATTTTTTCTCGCTCATTTTTCCACCTCAATCTGTTCATAGCTCCCAGTTTGCATGCTGTCGATTTCTTGCTGGGTGAAGGTTAATTTCCACGCTGTGCCAATAGAATGCGTAAGTGGGTCTTCTCCAGTCCAAAAAAAGTATCTATCCTTGTCTTTAAACCGATTATCCTTTGCAAGGAATTGTCCGGTTAACTCATCTCTCAAATAGAACAGCTGCGGTTTTTCGACCGTGAAACCAATGAGCAGAGCAGTTAACCACGTTTTTTGATGATTATCAATCCAATCTAATTCCTTTTGATTTTCAAGATAGCTTGCTGAATAGTTAATATACTTGCCATCTTCAGGGGCGCCAAAGGTATTGATTAACTTACCGATGAAATCAGGCACGACTGGCAGGGCTTGCTGTGGTTGCCAATCTTTGAATACCGTTAGTAGTTGAGCTTTATTCCAGTACTCTGCATAATTTGTACTTTTCGAAACTGGTAAACTACTTAATTCTTTTTCAAACTTAGTCATTTTTCGTGTCCTCTCTTAATAATTCATGATTTTCGTACACATTTCCTACTACCGTAAGGG